AAACAGTAATACTTATCCGCCTTTATTCGATAGTAGATGGTTCTTTGAGACGGTGAGATGAGTAAGTACGGAACCTTCACATATAACAGGAACGCATGGAGAACGCTAACCCCGTTTGACTTGTCTCCTGATTCTCAGTTAATAGATGTTGAAGGAACTTCTCCAACCGCTACAGATATGCGGGGCTATACTTTTCCTGGTACACAAAGAGAATGGGGTGCGCTTGAGTATTTTCCTTCTGAAGTCGGAGGCGCAGAACACGAAAGCGGAACTACTACTAAATTAATAACGCCCTTTGATTTATCGGAAAATAGTCAATTAATTGATGTGGCAGGAACTGCACCACCAGCAACCGATATGAGGGGTGAAAGTGTAATTGGTACACAGAGAGAATGGGGCGCATTAGAATATGATGCCGACCTTTTGACTCTTGCTATCGCTGAAGGATTAGAATTTAGATACGGGCTTACAGTCAATACTAATCTTTTATGGGCAATGGAAATTGATTGGGACGATGACGGTGTATTCGGTGGAAGTAACGAAGCAACATACGCCTATGATTTCCAGTCATCGAGAGGAAGAGATTATTACATAAGACCTAAAGCGGACGGATTTGAAAGAATGCCTATCGGTGAGGCGGTGATTAGACTCTATAATGACACTGGCAGATATGATCCTTTTAATGCCGCTGGAGCTTTATACGGTAATTTAGAATCTGGAAAGAAAGTACAGATTAAAGTCAAGAACGGAACTGCAGGAGAAAATTATCCTGCCTTTACTGGAATCCTTGACGAGATCATTCCGTATGGCCGCAGGGGTACAGTAGATTTAATAATTAAAGGATGCTGGAGTTTCCTACAAGAAGCTGATGTGAGAGCGGCAATTCAGGAAGATATAACTGCCGATACTGCCATTGGTGCGATTCTTGATTATGTAAACTGGCCTGTTATTTGGGGGAGGGATTTGGATATTGGCCCGGATGTTATTAATTACTGGTGGGAGCCGAAATTAAAAGCAAAGGGCGAAATAGAAAGTCTTTCAGAATCAGGAATGGGTTATGTCTTTGTTGCTAGAGATGGAAAGCTAACATATTATAGCCGCCATAATGATGCTGCTGCAGTAATGGAATTAACAGAAGATGAATTATTAAAAGATATAAGCATCCCCCAACCAGGAAAATTCACAAGGAATATTGTTGGTATTCAGGCATATCCAAAAGTTTTACAAGCACTTCAAGCAATATGGACGCTGAATGAAAAACCATCTATTAGCGGGAGTGGTGATTCTTATACTGTTTGGGCATACCATACTTATGATGGAAACCCAGTACCAGCTATTGATATAGTTACTCCATTATTAAATACTGACTGGTCTATGAATACCCAGGAAGATGGCGGTGGGGTTGACATTGGAGCAGACTGTACTATTTCTTTTTCAGATTTTGGAGAAACGTCAAAAACAACAATCACTAACAATAATGCTAATACAGGATATTTAACTCTTTTACAAGTAAGAGGAAAGCCGGTCGAATCTCCTGATGTGGCTGAAAAGGTTGGAGAGGGAGAAGGATACTTAACAAACCCAAAGGCATTTAATTTAGACCTTGCATGGCTTCAGGATACAAATGTTGCTCAGGACATGGCGACTTTCCTGTCTGGCTTTATGTTGGCGAATCCTATATTTCCCAAAGGTTTTGTAGTGGATAGACCGACCATTCAATTTGATTTAGAATTGTTTGACAAGGCTACATTGAATTTAGCAACCTGGGGAATTAATACAGATTTTCAAGTAAGTAAAATAAAACATAAGTGGCTGGATAAGTCAGGGCAGTTAGTGAGAACAGAGTTTCAATTTGAGCCGACTTATAACGTGGGTGGTGGAGACTTCTGGAGATTAGGGGTTGATCTATTAGGAACTGGTACAATAATGGCATGGTGAATATGAATACAAAAATGAAAATTATAAGTGCAAAAGATTACATGTTCCGCGAACACGTCAAAACAATGAAGGAGCGTATTAATAAAATCTGTGGAGAGATGAAAAGGCGTGGGATTTTAGATACGCCGTTTATTGACTGTGATCCGATTGGCTCTCCTGTTTATGCAGAAGTAAATTTTGGCCAATGGGTTGCAAGATGTGAGTGTGGTGGAGCAGAGACGGTTGATCCAGACGAACCGATATTCTATTGTTTCAGTTGCGGAAACTTTGATAATCATGGAAAACCCAGAAAAGTTATTTTCCCTTCAAAGAAGGAAATGAAAGATATTGAGACAGTGTTGTTAGAAAGACCAGTAAAAATAAAACCACGTTCACACATGATCGAGAGGGCAATAGATGCAACCCCGGTAATCACAGATAAATATGGAGTTTTATCAAGGTCATGGCTTCCAGGTGAAACAGTAAAGCATTTGAGAAAAGAAAATAAAGAATCCATTAGGGCGGTGAAATAATGGCACGCAGCGCAATCCCCCTCTACGTAACTAACCAAGTCATCACAGCCGCGCACGGAAACACATACTGGCGTGATAACGAAGCTGCTCATTGGGTTGGTACAACTGCTGGAGATGTAGATTACTATACGGCGGCAACCACAAAAAGCAGGCTTGCAATTGGAACGGCTGGAGAAACATTAGTAGTTAATGCCGGGGAAACTGCTCCGGAATGGGGAAGTGGGGGAGCGTTTCAATTAATAGAAGAAATATTAGCTGGTGGTCCAGTAGCAAGCCTTGATTTTACAGCTATTCCAGCCACGTATACCCACTTGAAATTAATATGTAATATTAGAGGAGACAATGCAGCGGGTAGTAGCACGTTGCAAGTTACCGTAAACGGGGATGCAGGGGCTAATTATGACTGGCGAGACTTAACGACGGCCAACGCCGGTACAATATCAAGCGCAGCCGTGCTTGCTGATAATAGCTGGGAAGTTGTGCAAATGACTACCGCAACAGGCACCGCCAGCCATGTAGGCTCTGCTGATATGTTGTTTATAGATTATACAAACACTACTTTTAGAAAGAGTATGTTATGTCATGGATTTCTAAAGCATGCGCAAGCCGCCGCAAATGCGAGCATGATGTTTAAAACAACTGGTGGAACATGGCGCAGTACCGCAATAATTGACCAAATAACATTAACATTAAAGGCTGGAAATATAATAGCTGACTCAAAGGCATCTTTGTATGGAATAAAATAATGATAGAGCGAATTATTTTATTTTTGCTTTCACTTTTTGGGTTTAGGGGAGCCTATTTTCCAGACTTTGATTATATTGTTTGCAATGATGTAAGCACTTGTATTCACGAGCAGGGGCATAGAATGGATTATGCTCTTGGGCTTCCATCTCAAACATCAGAATTTAAAGAAGCGATTAGCGCATTTCCGTTTGTACTTGAAAATAACACCTGTCTTGTAAACACGGAAATGTGTAAACATAAGGAGGCGTACGCAATATTATGGCAAGCGGTAGAGGGGAGTATATATAGTTTGCCTGAGGAGTTTCAACAATTTTATAAGGAGTAATTTATGGCGAGAACAATATTAGCGCATACTGTAAAAGTTGATAACACCTGGGATGTAATGGCGGCTCATGTTAATCTGTTACAGATAAACCAGGAAAAGATCTGGAATACTCTTACACTTGTTGAGGCAACAGAATTAACTATTGATGCCGCTGGAGCGATAACGGTTACACAGAACTATCATACAGTAGATACTTTGGCTGATGCGGCTTCGGATAACTTGGATACTATTAATCTGGGAGCAAATGTTGAAGAAGGGACAATATTAATAATTCGCCCTGACCATACCGCTAGGACTATTGTTGTCAGGCATGGAATAGATAATATCCTATGTAATGGAAATGCCGACATTCACCTTGAAGACTCTCACGATTTCGCTTTTCTAATTTATGATGAAACCCTAACAGCATGGATGGCGTTTGGTGGTAGTGCCGAATTAGTTGCTGACCTAACGCCACAGCTTGGTGGAGATTTGGATCTAAACGGTCATGTAATAACTGATGTGGTTGTTAGTGATACGACCCCGCAACTTGGCGGCAATCTCGATCTAAATGATTTCAGCATAGAAGCCACGATTGAGCCTGCCGCAGATGAAACGCCACAAGGAATTATAGCTGATGTTACAGTAGATTCTAACTCAACTGGAATAGGTTGCCCTCTTTATATAGCCGCTGATGGGCATTGGGACGAAGCGGATGCAGATACGATAGCAACTGCTCCCTGTTTTGCATTAGCATTAGAGGCGGGAACAGGAACTAAAAAAGTTTTATTTCATGGATTGATGAGGTTAGACGCCTGGAACTGGACGACTGGGCCGGGTGAGATTTCATTAATTTATTTATCTGAAACGGTTGGAGAGCTTACACAAACTCCACCAACGACAGAAGATGCGGTTGTTCAACCAGTAGCTTATGCCGTGTCAGATGATATGCTGTACTGGAATCCTTCACTAATCTATATAGAACATGGTGCATAATGGCAGTAGATGATGGAAATACCGTAGCACTTCTGCATTGTGATGGCGCAGACACTTCAACCACGTTTACAGACGAGAGTGGTAAAATATGGACAGCTCGAGTTAATGCCCAATTAGACACAGCACAAAAGAAATTCGGCACTGCTTCAGGGATTTTTGATGTTGGCGAAGCTGATTCTATTTCTACCCCCGACCACGCCGATTTTGATTTTGATTCTGGTGATATGTGTATTGACCTTCAGATTCGTTTTGCATCAGTGGCAGACTATCAATGGATTTATACACAAGATGCAGATGATGGTGGCAATAATTATATCCTCTTGTATTGGGTTACTGATAACAAAGTTTATTTTCAAACCAAACTGGGCGGAGTCGTCCAACACGATACAACTTGGGCTTGGACACCAGTAGCTAACACTTGGTATCATTTTGAGCTAAACCGTGATGGGGACAACTTCAAAATGTTTATAGATGGTACTCAGATTGGAGGAACTTATAACGATGCTTCAGATTGGCCAAATGTAGCGGCATCTGTTTTTGTTGGCGGTAGATTAATTGGTGGTAGTAAAAGCGTTTACGGTTGGTTAGATGAAATCAGAATCACGAAAGGAATATATAGACATACTGCTAACTTTACTTCACCAACAGCGCCTTATACGCACAGACCTCCTGGAGTTAAGTCTGTAAACGAAATACTATCCCCAAAGTCAATGAATGAAATAGACTGGGGCGACATTAAGGCATTACAAGGATTAGCATGATTCAAGGAATTGATTGCTCACATCACAATAGGAGATTCAACTGGGATAAGGCTAAAGCCGAGGGAGTCCGGTTTGCTTTCATTCGCGCCATGTTCGGCTATACAAGAGATACAGAATTTGACAGGAACTGGTCAGAAGCGAAACGGGTAGGAATTGCGAGAGGGGCGTATGGTTGGGCGTTACACAATATGAACCAGAAGACGCTTGCAAAACTATTTGTCAATCGTTGGATTAATGACCCGGGAGAGCTTCCCCCGGTTGTTGATTATGAGAATACTAAGTGGCATGGTAAAGCCACATTTGAAGAACTAAGATTATTCATGGATGAAGTCTATAGATTATCAGGACTACATCCTATAATCTACACCTCAAAGGGTGCATGGAATAGCGTACCAAAACACAGTGAGCAATTATGGGCGCTGAATCATCATTTATGGGTTGCTAACTATACTTTAAGCTCTCAGCCGTCTATGCCATCCGTCTGGAAAACCAGCGGCACACCCTGGACATTCTGGCAATATACTTCCCATGGGGATGGTTATAAATACGGCAGTGGCGGTAAGAACCTTGACCTTAACTGGTTCAATGGAAGCGAGGAAGAATTTGCAGATTATGTAAAGGGAGATATTCAGCCAGCGCCTTTACCGGAACAGGTGATAGTGATCTGTAATAAACTGTCGTTCCGGTCCAGACCAGAAATATACTCAGGTGATCGACCGTATATTCCAAAAGGGACGGTATGCAAGGTCTTAGAAAAAGTAACAACAGATATTGATTGGTATAACGTAGAATTAAGCGGGGGAGATAAGGGCTTCATCAGTGCCGGATTCAATTATGTAAGGGCGTTATAGGAGATTTATATGGCAACACAGAGAATAACAGCACCAAAAGTAAAAGGAATTATTGATGATCACGTTATCAGACATATAGAGGTATATGATAAATTACTTTATAAACATGATACAACATTATATGGAGAAAAAGGAGACGATGGAATCGCCTATGATGTTAGAGATATTGTCAATGGATTCAAGACGATTAAAGGAGTTGGGTACGCGGTGCTTGTTACCATAGTGGTGGACATAATAACTCGCTTTATAAATTAGAACCTTAACAATTAAATAGGAGGCGTCATGGAGATAAAACACAACAGTAGAAATGTTATGACTATCAGCATGGATGTAAAGGCTGGCTGGGAACAATGGTTTTTGCTCTCGTCAGACCGTCATTGGGATTCTGTAAAATGTGATCGTAAGTTAATGTTTCAGCATTTGAAACAGGTCAAGGAACGAAATGCCTATATACTGGACACTGGCGACTTCTTCGATATGATGCAAGGCAGGTATGACCCACGGAAAAGCTACAGTGAACTCCGACCAGAATATGTTATGGATGATTATCTGGGTGCTATTTCAAGAGATGCGGTTAAACAGCTAAAGCCATACGCCGATAGATTCCTGTTATTAGGGCGTGGAAATCACGACCAGGCAGTTAAAAAACATAACAGTATAGATGTTATGAGTTTATTGGCTGCTGGCCTAAATAGGCAACCGGGCGCAAATGTTCAACTGGGCGGTTATAGTGGCTGGGTAAGATTCCAGTTTCGCAGAGGCAAATTCAGGATCCGAAAACAACTATATTATTTTCATGGATCGGGCGGTGGCGGAGAAGTTACAAGGGGCGTGATCAGAACAAACCGAATGGCGGTATATGTAGAAAACGCCGACTTTGTTATCACTGGCCATACACATGATTTTTGGGATGTTCCAATAAAGAAAATGCGCCTTAACAATAAAGGTAACATTGAATCGTATAATTGTCGATACTTGAATCTCGGCACTTATTCAAACGATTATGGAGATGGGTTTGAGGATTGGTGGGTCGAGAGTGGTAAAAGCCCAAGGCCGCGCGGTGCAATCTGGCTACGCTTTCATTACATAAACGACATGATTAAAAATGATATAATATTAGATATAGACTAGAGGAAAGGAGGTAAAAATGGGTAACGAAGATAAAGGAGAATTTATGAGCGGACTATTAAAAAGCAGAAAGTTTTGGTTAGCTGTGTTCGGTGTTTTCCAGGCCGTTGTATTGTACTTCTTGGACATCCCGGAATCGGTATGGCAATCTATCTCGGTGCTGGTTGCTGTGTTGATCGCTGCAATTGCGCTGGAAGATGCTGGAGAGAAGATCGGAAACGGTAAGGAGTAGTATTAGACAGACACCGCCGAGAAGTCGCATAGTGTCATCTTGGGCGGTGTTTTGTTTTAATGATATAATAAATTGAACGCCCGAACCTCGAGGTAAGGCGTTTCTCCCTTGCCATACGGTGTAAAAACCGAAGGATGCCGAGAGAATAAAGTGGCTGAACATCTCGGGCCACCATTGAGTAACAGAACCCGCCACGCCTCTTAACAATGCGCACCGAGGCGGGTCATTTTTATTAAAAAGGAGAGTGCGATGAAAACACTCTCCTTCAGGAGGGGACCAGGGAAATGAAATAACCCTGATCCAGTTTCATTATAGCATAAACCCGAATCTTAAATAACCCTGAATCACTTGACAACCTATCATATATATTATACAATCTATATGAAGGAATAAAAAACAGGAGAGAAGATGAAAATGAATAAGCGAGTAAGGTTTTTCAATCACGGATTCAATAGTTTCCAAGTTTGGTTTACGCCTCATTCTGGCGGTCGCAGGAGCTTGAATTTCAGTTTTTTCAAATGGACTTTGACTATGGATTTTGGCTGGGCAAAAGACGTATTGGCTGATAATCCTGATTTGACGCGTTGGGGATAAAAAAATGAAAGTGCATTATAGTAGTCAGTCTAATGAGTGGGAAACGCCACAAGATTTGTTTGACGATCTTGATGATGAATTTCATTTTACGCTTGACCCTTGTTGCACAAAAGAAAATACCAAATGCAAGAAATATTACACGGCAGAGGATAACGGGTTATCGAAGTCATGGGCTGGTGAAATTGTGTTTATGAATCCGCCTTATGGTCGTGAAATTGGCAAGTGGGCAAAGAAAGCATACGGGGAATGGCAAGATGGCGCAACGGTTGTCTGTCTTGTACCTTCCAGAACGGACACCGCATATTGGCATGATTATTTTATGAAGGGTGAGATCCGTTTTATTAGAGGACGCGTGAAGTTTAGTAATTCCAAACAGGGCGCACCATTTCCGAGTGCTATAATAATATTTCAGTAAAATAATAACAGGAGGATCGATGAAAAAGATACTTGCAATAGGAAATGAAACCGGGATAACAAAAGTCACCTGCCGGGATTGCGGTTCTATTATGGAGCGCATGGACGGGGGATACAGTGAGAAGTTTACCGGCGAATATGACCAGGTGGATTACCCGGATTATTTCAAATGTGAATGTGGCAGAACGGAGGATGTATAGATGGGTAAAAGTTTTGACGTAGGTGAATCGTTTGAGATTCAAGATACGAAATTGTTGGGAGAAGATTTCTCTTTCGCATTATGGATAAGCCCAAGATATAACAAATTCAAATGGTTATGGTATAAGATCAAATCGTTTTTTGCCAAATCAGTCTTGACCGATCTTGAATTTTCAAGATGGCAATATCAAAACATTCCAAAACCAACCGGATACGATTGTGAAAGGATGTAGAAATGACTACACAAATTGAACAGATAGAGTGGCATAAATATCCAGAGACGAAGCCGAAAGAAGAGAAGGAATATTTGTGTGTATATGGAACAAACGAAATAGCTACAGCGGATTGGGATAATAAAAGACGCGCATTTTGGGACGATCAATATGCGAAGTTTACACATGATATTATCGCATGGGCAGAAATGCCGAAAGGATGGCAAGATGGAAAATAACTGCCCTAAATGCGGAAGTCCTGAACGCAGGGAAATAGATGTATATAAAGGTAAGTACACCTATGTATGTACTAAATGTGATAATGTGTGGACAGTAAAGGAGATATTATGAGAACGGTAATACTTATAGGATTGATAACTATATCAGAAGCGATATATATGGTTGCAGGAATAAACATAGAGGCGCTTTATGCTGAACGCCAGGGCGTTTTATTATTTCTCGTAATTATATTGCTAACTTCCATTGTGATGGATATTACGGACTTCATCAGGAATAAATAATAGGATAGGAGGCACTATGCCGGGATTAGAGAAACAATATGAAGATAGATTGACCTTTGCGCTGAGCAGCGACATGAAACAATTTCTCCGTGAAGAAGGGGAAAGACGTTATCCAGAAGATAAAAAGGGCGCAATGGGTAGAATAGTAAGACAGGCGATATTAGAACATTGGGTATTAACTAATCAGAAGGAGGAAAGATGAGTAAGAAAAACAAATTGACGGCAACAAATTGTTTAATTAATTTAGCGGGATTGAGAAATGGTTGGGCGCTAATATCAAATATACCTGACGATAAAGCAATCATCAAGGTATCCCCCGAATGTGATATTGATATTAGTTACAATACAATATACTCAGAACCACAATCTAAGTGGTCAATGTTTTACTTGACAAAACTTAGGCTTCCACACAGAAAGATAAAAGCATTTTTCAGCTATAAGCAACCGCTTGTAAAAGAGGAGGAAGGAAATGAATAAAGAATTAAAAGTAATTGAGACAAAGGGAATAAAAGTGACGGCTATTGTTGAGGCAGTGGATCAATATAATATGATGGTTCAGTATGTCAAAACCGTTATGAAAGAGGGTATTGATTTTGGGAAAATCCCAGGAACGGGGAAGCCAACATTATTGAAACCAGGGGCCGAGAAGTTGCAACGGCTATTCAAGTTACGTGCGACATTTGAAACAACTGATATTAAAGAGGATTGGGACAAACCATTCTTTTATTATCGGTATAAATGTCAGGTGTGGAGCGGGGAACAGGTCATCTCCGAATGTGAGGGATCAACAAACAGCTATGAGAAAAAGTATCGGTATCGCTATGTGTTCGCTAATAAAGCAACGCCAGAAGAAAAGGAAAGCGGTTTGCTGATTGAGCGTATGGGAAGAAATGGAAAACCCTATACTTCATACCGTATTGAGAATAAAGAAATATTTGACCAGGTAAACACACTACAGAAGATGGCACAGAAGCGGGCGTATGTTGGGGCGATCTTATTGGCAGCCAATGCTTCAGAATTCTTTACACAGGACATGGAAGATTTGTCAATTGTTGACGCTGATTTTAGCGAAGCACCAGAGCCAAATAGAGAAGTGTCTAAGACAAAACCACGTCCTGAAAAGATGAATTTGAAAACAGCGGAGGCGGAAACTGGCCAGAATGGTAAACGCTACGGCGACTGCACGGACAAGGAACTTGACGGCAAGATGATCGGCATTACGAAAATGCTCAACAAGAATGACACGCCAACGGATAGGCGCACAGAACTTCTATTCAAGAGGGATGCTATATTGGCAATACAGAAATCGAGAGCAGGAAAATAAACAGAAAGGAGGTAAACATGAAAGAGATATTGACTGTTGAAATGAATTTGGACGAACATCTGAATCTCAAGATTTATTATTGGGATGAGGAAACCAGCGATGTGGAAGTAATTGACTATAAGAACTATAAAGAATATGTTGAGAAGCTCGGTTGTACGCCGGAACTTCTTGAAACATTGTTGACCTTTAGGGGTTCGGTTAATGAGGCTTTTGTAGCTATCAAAGCCGACATGACTGAACTTTATAAAGAAATCAGAGAATTGAAAAGACAGATTAATTTGACAACTTGATTCTCCAGACGGGCAGGGTTTCAGGGGGTTTCCCTGCCCAATTAAAATAACAGGAGGAAGTAATGAAATGTAAGAAATGCAATAAAGAAATGAGAGCGTGGATGAATACATATTATTATTGCGAATCATGTGATGTACTTTATTGTGGATATTCAGGACTGCAATATCCTCCTGAATGTTTAGCACACGCTCAAGTTAGGATGTGTGTTACGTGGGAAAGATTCAAAAAAGAATTATTAAACGCATGGAAAAATATGTGGAGGAAGTGATGATTAAAAATGAATGGACTAAAGAAATTGAAAGACTGCGAGAGCAGAATAAGGAATTGAATGAACTGGCTAAAACCCTAAATAAAGCGGTTGCCGTGTTGAAAGGCGAACGCGATAACACAGGGGTTGTATATTTAGGCGATGCAGGATACAGGGATGGTATTAACTTCTCTATAAGAACAATGACTGATTTATTCCCTGGAATAAAGGAGAAACTATGAATAGAGCTGGCGCATTGAATCCCAATTGGAAAGGCGGTATCTCAACTGATTACTACCGCTATAAGCTGATCCAGAAAGAACGCTATCCAGAACGAATAAAGGCAAGGGAGATCGCCCGCTACGCTATAAAGAGCGGACGGTTGATTAGAGAAGATTGTGAAATATGCGGAGATCCAAATACTCAGCCGCATCACGATGATTATAGGTTTCCCTTGCGTATTCGCTGGTTATGCATAAAGCACCATCGAGAATATCATCAAGGTATTGGAGTAGGAGGGGTAAAGGAGAAGAAATGAACTATACAAGATTGTTGATAATGTTCGGGTTTCTAATTGGCAATTACGCATACATTCAGACTGATGAACATCTTGCCAAGATAAGTCTATTTGACAAAGTAGTGGTTATTTTGGCGTTGTCAAATACGATGTATATGGGGGCGAAACAGTTTTTTGGATTTTAATAACTTAATAAACAGTAGATAAATGACACGCAAATTAACAACCATTAATAATAACACATAATGAGCTATCAGGAACTATCAAGGAGGTAAGGAATGAAAGTAAACCATTTTGTAGTAGATGATTGGGAGGTTGCTTTTCTGCAGAACAGACCTATTACTGTATGCGTGATAAGGAACATCAAGAAATTGGATCCGCGCTTTATAGGGATGGCTGTATGTAATCCTAATGACAAGTGGAATAATGCAGAGGGAAGACATAAGGCGTTGAAAGACGCTTTAACTATTACCAAACCAAATATATCTTGGGCGTTATCAGATGACGAAATAGACACAAACAGTTTATTTATAACGCTAAAGAATGAGGGCGAAAGAGAAATCCGATTAACAAATATGTATGCACCGCATGGATTACCAATTAAAGCAATTCAAAAGGCATATTGGGATCATTACAAGGACGAGGAATTAACCGGCAAGGATGTAATAAAGAAGTGGAAAAGGGAGATGGGCTTTGGAATTCAAAAGAAATAATCTGGTTATGACTCCCAGGGGAAAGGGGATCGTGCATTGTCCTATGGAAAATACTTGCCATGTATGTTTATCTCCAACGGTGAATCCTAATGTAAAAAAGCCGTGTGAGTTTGCTATATTCAAGAATAGCAAGATCAAGAAGGTTGACAAATAAGTGTGGTAAGATTAACGACATGACAAGAAGTAACAGTTGTGATTTTTTATCGGTAAATACCCACTATCATGCAGCTGTGCTTCTTGTCAGGAACACATTTGGTAGTGGGTTTTACATTTATTAAGGAAATGATATGAATAAACAATTACCAGAAAAAGACTTATTCGGAAATGAGATAAAAAAAGATGTACTACTTCGTGATAAGTTTATTGAACCCCCGTTCTCTGTGCTTGATACTAAAAGTGGTAGCTGGCAGAAAAGAAAACGACTATGGTTGCAAAGGGGTATAAGGAGTGAATCCGGCAGAGAAGATACCGTAACATTTCGGGGTGCGTTATCCGATAATGATTTCTTGGGAAAAAGGATGCAGTCGGCTGGGGATGTAAAGTCTGTATTTGACCCAGCCTTATGCGAGGTTTTATATCATTGGTTTTGTCCTGAAGGGGGAACAATTTTAGATCCGTTTGCTGGCGGTTCGGTTAGGGGAATAGTGGCTCACTATCTTGATTATTATTACACTGGAATTGAATTACGAAAAGAACAGATTGAAAGTAATCGAGAGCAAGCCCTTGATATTCTGCCAGTGACCAATCAGCCCAATTGGTACGTTGGGGACTCCAACAAAATATTAGATGGATTTACAAACGAATTTGATTTTGTTTTCAGTTGTCCGCCTTACTTCAATCTCGAAAAGTATAGTGAATTAGAGGGCGAACTTTCAAATATGAACTACGAGAACTTTTTAATTGCATACCGCTCTGTAATCCGTAAATCTTGCAAATTGCTTAAATATGGCGCGTTTGCTTGTTTTGTGGTTGCAGAGATTAGAAACAAGAATGGCAACTATATTGGTTTTGTTCCTGATACCGTGAACGCTTTTCTTGAATCGGGCATGAAATATTATAATGAATGTATATTATTGAATCCGATTGGAACAGCCATGTTAAGAACTCGACAAATGGATATTAGTAAAAAGCTGGTAAAGGTTCATCAGAATATTCTTATATTCAGGAAGGATGCATAAATGGCAGGGTATAGGCAAATACATCCAGAGATTTGGGACGATCCTTGGTTCCTGGAATTATCCTCAAATGAAAAACTGTTATTTATATATATGTTTAGTAATGACAGGACATCATTATCAGGACTATATGAAATAAGCAAAAAGCAAATAGCTTTTGAAACAGGACTTGACAAGAAGTTTGTTTCTACAACACTCGATAAATTTAAGGAAGCGGAAAAGATAATTGCAGATGGGAATATCTATTTCATAGTAAATCAATTCAAGCGCCATTTCAGTAGAAGCCCCAAGGTAATTATAAGAGTAAGAAAAGACATTGATTCGATCCGCGACTGTGAGCCGAAGCGAGTATGTAAGTGTCTATACGAAGTATTGATAGGTTATCCATATAGTATAGATACTGAAACGCATGAAGATGAAGATGTTAATGAAGATGTTAATGAAGTTAAAGATATTAATGAAGATGTAGATGTAGTACACGACAACAGCCCTGAAAATCTAATCAAGGCATTTTGTGATCATACCAGTCTCAAACCAGAAAGGGGCGCGGAAAAGATAGCCGGGCGTTTGAGTAAAGCCGGTGTTATTTGTGAAGATATTATCGGAGCAGCAGACTTTTTGAATGGCAGCAAGGATCTCAAATGTGTATCTTTTAAATCTGTAGAGAAGTCTGCTATCATAGAAAGAAATAGGCGTAAAGGCAGGAAAAAGGAAAATGATGAGGATGATTACATGCGTTATCTCAAGGGCAAGTATGGAGAATTCGGGGAGTATTAGTGAATAAAATAATGGAGGAAATAATGCCAACAAAAGCAGAATGGTTAATTGACATTGAAAACACGAAGAAGGAAATTGAGGCTTATAGGTTGCTATCCGAAGGATTCGAGATGTTGGCAAATTTACCAGAGCATAGCGAAGCTAAAGCAAATTTGTATCATCACAAAGCAAGAACCTATGTATCGTTACATGAGGACTGTGCTAAATTTTTGGATAAGTTAAAGGAAGTAAAAGGGCTAAAATGAGTAGCCGTAATTGCGTAAGAAGGGCAAGTATGGTCATATTGGAGAGCATTAGATGAACTTCGGCAGCTTATTCGCTGGTATAGGCAGTTATTTCTGCTGGGATAGGGTATAATACCAGCATGGCAAATAAATATACTTACTCGCCCCCTTTTACAAAAGGGCAATTAGAAATAGAATATTCTGCTGGATTGACACAATCTGAAATAGCAGAACGCTATCATACAACACAAAAGGTTGTGTGGCGTGCTATGAAAAACTTTGGAATAAAAGCCAGGGTTGCTGCAAAGAGAAATCAGGTTAGAGAAAATAACGATTCTTGGAAAGGATCAAGGGCTGGTTACGCAGCTTTTCATAAGCGGATTGAAGTACTTAAGGGAAAGCCACAAAAATGCGAAATATGTGGAACAGTAGATATATCTAAAACTTATGACTGGGCAAATCTTACCGGAAGATATGATGACCCAAAAGATTATAAACGGATGTGCAGATCATGCCATTGGAAATTTGATGGAACATATAAAAATCTTGGTAAGTATGCGCAAAAAGGAGGTGCTAAATGACGCTTAAATTCGGATCATTATTTTCTGGAATAGGCGGATTTTGACCTCGGCCTGGAACGCGCCGGAATGACCTGTGCATGGCAATGCGAAATAGATCCGTTCTGTAACAAGATATTAGAAAAACATTGGCCAGATGTAAGGAGATATAAAGATGTCAAAGAAGTCGGAAAACACAACCTTGAACCAGTCGAGCTTATTTGCGGAGGATTCCCTTGCCAGGACATTAGCGCAAGCGGAAAACAAGCGGGTATCACGCAAGGGTCGAGAAGTGGTTTATGGTTTGAATACAAGCGCATCATTTGCGAAATTAGACCAAGATGGATTATTGTGGAAAACGTTGAGAATATCCTTCGACAAGGAATTGGAATTGTACTCGGAGACTTGGCCGCGTGCGGGTATGATGCACAATGGGACGTGTTACCGGCAAAAGAGTTTGGCGCCCCGCATACGCGAGAAAGGATATTTATTGTTGCCAACTCCAACGGCGAGCGATGCAAAAACGCACCACAGCGATTTGATCAGGTTCGATTGTTTGAGCGCATACCTACGACAAAAACTTGGTTATCCGAGTTACCCGAATCCGCAATTTGTGGAGTTGATGATGGGATTCCCGATAGGGTGGACAGACTTAAATCACTCGGAAACGCCGTAGTGCCACAGGTAGTTGAATTTATTGGAAGATGTATTATGGAGGTTGATGGAATATAAACTCATTCAAGGCGATTGTCTGGAAGTGCTGAAAACGCTTGACGCTGGTTCTGTGAATATGTGTGTAACATCCCCGCCTTATTATGGTCTGAGATCATATTTAGACGATGACAGTGAAGATAAACCTCTTGAAATCGGCCTCGAACAAACGCCCGGTGAGTACGTCAATAAACTGGTAGAAGTGTTCCGGGAAGTAAAAAGAACGCTGCGGGATGATGGAACTTGCTGGCTGAATTTGGGAGATAGTTATAATGGCAGTGGTAAAGCGGGTAAAAATCCAGAGTATCAAGATCGACATACTGAATTTGGGAAACCGTCTAAACACAAAGAACGATTTGGAAAGCCAACTAATGTTGCGGGACTAAAACCCAAAGACCTAATCGGAATTCCCTGGCGAGTAGCGTTTGCATTACAGGCCGATGGCTGGTGGTTGAGGTCTGACATCATCTGGGCGAAGCCGAATCCCATGCCCGAAAGTGTGAAAGACAGACCGACTAAAAGCCATGAGTACATATTCCTATTATCGAAGTCCGCCAAATATTACTATGACCATGAGGCGATAAAAGAGAATTCCAAATACCCAGATGATGATAGAAAATCAAGGGTGAATGATAATGCTAAAGATTTTCAGAGGGATGGAAACAAATTGGCAAAAGGAAGCAAGACATATCCAAAAAGAAACAAGCGCACAGTCTGGACCGTAAACACCAAGCCATTCAAAGAAGCGCATTTCGCAGTATTCCCGCCGAAGTTGATAACGCCGTGTATTCTGGCCGGAAGTCCTAAAGGTGGATTGGTTCTGGACCCGTTCAGCGGCGCAGGAACTACGGGCGTGGTATGCGCTAAATTCGGCAGGGACTTTATAGGCATTGAATCGAATCCCAAGTATATCAAGATGTCCAGGAAACGAATAGATAAAGCGAATCAGCAGATGATATTACCAATGGAAGTCAAATAAGATGAAATTTGAAAACATGCGCAGTTATCACCATGTTAGAGTATTGCGCGATGGTTATAGAGGCTGGGCGAAACTGGTAGGCAAGTGCGGAAAGCATATTGAAACAGCATCCCATTACATGAATCGTGATACACGCGCGGAAGCAAAACAAGACGCCATTGAAATAGAACGTATATTGATTAAAGAAAATCAGATTTGATGACTAAATACCACAATCACCTCATCTGATGCGATACCAAATAAAGCGCACTGACCATAACCAGCAAGAGATCATGGATGCCTTACGCGCTTGTGGCTGGATAGTCAAAGACCTACATGAAGTCGGTGGTGGCTTTCCTGACCTGATTGTGGCAAATCAATTTCAGGAGAATATTCTAATCGAGGTCAAACAACCTGGAAAGAAATTGAACGAATTGGAACTGAAGTTCTTCAAAGAATGGCCGGGCAATAAGATAATCGCTTATTCCGGCGAGGACGCAATAAATAAATTACAGGAATTTAGAGGTAGAGGAGGACTAAATGATTGACGATAAACAAATTAGTAATACCAGACCAGTTAGGACACATATTGCCAATTATCTTGGCAAATGTAAAATGTGTGACCATTGGACTGGCGCAGGTCTTATAGCGGAAGATGACGAGATTTGCGATAAAGCAAAAGTTTATTGTCCGATATGGGGAACTCATTGGGATAGTGAGCAACTTGAGAAAATATACAAGGAGGACTAAATGAACCCTAAAGAGTTGAATGAATACATGGCAACAGAGGTAATGGGGTGGCGCTCGTCTGGTGGTCATTACCATTTTGTGTCTGGCAGCAAAGACGGGAAATCGCATGAAACTGGGATGAGCCCTTATTTAAATTGGAATCCCACTAAGGACATAGCGCAAGCGTTGATGTGTGCGGAGGAAGTATTTACTCAATACGGAATAACTTATAAGAAGAAGTTTAAATCATATTGGTTAGATACTTTTACGGGCATAGAGTACAAAGGCAGGAAAGTCGAAACTCTTGACGACCTCCCGCTGGCTATCTGTAAAGCGATAAGAGAGGCGAAGGGAGAGTGAGTGATGATGGATGATATTCTTGCTGGTTTTGTAGGATTTGCAATAGCTATGGCTATCATATCAGCAGTTGGGGGAATTATCGCATGGACATTAGATGAAGCGCCATTCTGGATACAACGCATAAAGGACAAAGCGAAAAGGAGAAACCGATGAGTGAACTGAAACACTTTACTATCAAGTGGTTTATGCGTAGAATAATGACAATGTATAAGCGCAATAAATCCCTGCAAGCCGAGTTGAATAATGCTCATCTATCCGTTGCTAAAAAGATGGCGGAGAGTGCAGGATGGGAAGGCGATTATGATGAACTGAAAACCGCCATCCAACAGGCTGTGGAGGAGATAGACGAACGGCAATTAGAAAACGGCAATTGGGATGAGCAGAACGGAATGTTGAAAGCGCAGGACATTCTCGCCAAGTATGTGTCAATAAGCAAACCCATATTGACAGAGGAGGAAGAAGATGATAGAAAAGATAAGTGATGAGCGATTGAAAGAATTGATAAGCTACCATCTGGAAATTGAGGATAACGGAATTGAATATGACACAGGCACAGCACTTCAAGAACTCCTGCAATACCGCAAGGGGGTTGAACAGATACACTATAAGGTTGGGTTCTATGCAAGCGGAACGGGAGAACGCCCTTACTTAAAGGGGTTGAGATATGCTCTTGGAGAACTGGAACGGGAATTCCCCGGACTGAAAGGAGATAATGCCGACTAAACAATACAAGGACGTTGATTTCAAGATTGATTTAATAAATAAGCGGGGCGGAGCGTGTGAAATATGTGGATCCGGGCTTGCGCTTGATCTTCATCACTGTATAGAAAAAAGACGCAAGGGACATCCGGAACTTGACTGTGAAATTAATCTTGAGGTGGTATGTCATAAAGGCCATATGGAAGGTAGAGCAGATAGCAAAGAGCATGCTATTGAATTTGTGAAGAAGCAAATTGAAAGAGGGCATGACGTGGTCTCATGGTATGACAATCTAAAATTAATAACAAGGCGATTTCCTAATCTGAAGGGAATGATTTTTAATGTTGACAAGATCCTGAAAGTGGTATAATAGAGTAAACCTATGGCTAAATTGCCCAAAGGAAATTTCCCTATGAATATAAAAAAGATAATTAATGTATGTCTCTTTGTGTGTATCCTGCTTAGTGTGGGATGCGCTAAAGAAGAAGTAATGCCTGCCGTTGATCTTGAAGCGCAGGTAGCAGAACTACAAGCCCAGATAAAAGAGCTGGAAACGGTTGAGGAACCTGCACCAACATTAGAGCCTGTTGTGGTAATAGGTCCTGATGATATTCCTGGTGGACCAAGATTGATTAGGAAAGCGCCCCATGACGATAATAAATATAATGGGTATCAATACGAGCTGAATAGTAAATGGATTCCTGGAATACCCACTTATAAGAGCTGGTTTACGCCCAGCCCGAAAGTATTTTCGGGCGCAGCATTCCCTTATGGTTGGAGCGTTATGGAAGCTACGGCTGCATATAACGGGTTTTCACTTGATGGGTACGTGGATGGGGTTGCGTTAATGAGCTGCGCCGATCAAGGATTGCCCGTTTGGCTGAAGCGACCCGGCCATAGCTGGGAAGGTCCATATTTGGTTGTAGATTGCGCAAAGCGGACAGATTATTATAATGTTTCAGTTCATAATGCGGAATCCGTTGAGGTTGGTTTTGAAACTGCTGTACGGTGGGGGATGTCTACGGAAAGATATATCTGGAATGACGAATGGGTAAGTTACTGGTTGGAACCCAGAATTGATGATGTGATTGTTTCTAAAACCCCTCCGAATCAGTTACCAGCTGATTATGAATCAGTTGAGTATAAGGAATGGTTCCTGGATATGGTTGAATTCGACCACTTTGCCACTGATGAAGAGGCAACTGCTTATTATCTATCAGTTCCGAGATTCTTACGCCGGAACCCAACTGAAGCAGGCGGTATGCCTTACTGGAGAATCCCGCCAAGTAACGAGTTTATTCAATTCCCCCCGGCTGAGATTTATAGCACGCTAGCTGAAACTAACTTGATTATTCCAAAGGCAATGACTGTTCACACACCTACATCAGTTAGTAAGTCATTTGAAGTTGAAGCCGGGGAGTTCTGGATGGAAATAGACCTCAGCCAGCAAGTGCTTTATGCCTACAGGGGCGATCAGCAGATCAATGAGTTTGTTATTTCTTCTGGAAAAGTATTGACACCTACCCCCCTTGGAAGCTATGAGGTGTATTCAATGTACGAGGAATATACCATGCTGGGGCAGGACGGAAATATCCCCGGCGTAAAGTGGAGCATGTTCTTTCATCACGGATATGCGATCCATGCGACAGACTGGCACAATAGCTTTGGAAAACCTATGAGCAGGGGTTGTATCAATATGCGCACGGATGATGCTAAGTGGCTTTATGATAGAGTGGATGAAGGTACTCGTGTTTATGTACACATATAAGGAGTAAGAATGAAACTCGGAACCTATAACAGCAAACATGGAATTTACGAATTTGACGGCAAGCATTATAAACCACGCTGGTTTGCAAACCTATTGAGGATGGAGATCCCGGTAGTATATGCAACCTGCATAACCGGATATGATGCTCCTAAACCGGAACCGGCGAAATGGCCAAAGGCGATCTTGGTTGCAGTAAGTAAGGTTACAGTTCCAAGCTTTGACAAGAGTAAAACTGTAGAAGGGCTGCTTGAGCATTATCCGGGGATCTATGCTCAGTCGCAGTTACACGCATACGCCCCTGGAACCCCTGGCAAATTGCCGAATTGGTGTAAACCCTGGGAAGGAAACGCATCAATGCTGATTCATGAATATACAGATGGCCATATAGCCTGGTTGCGCCCCAATTTTGATAATGACGTTTATTTGTTCTTTACTGACACTGCAGCTCCGCCAGTAGACGATGATCCTGGAAATGGGGGCGTTGTCATTCCCGGTATTCCGAAAGTGATAACTGTAAACCTGCATGTATGGCGTCATAATGTGGATGATTAATATTTGATAGGAGGAATAATGAAAAAGTGGATGAAGATTGTTTTGCTGATTGTGCTTATGATTGGGTTGATACCATTTGAAATTAAATATGAAAAGCATTACTATACCGATGTGAAATCTATATTGTGGTATTACGGTGGTGTTTATAGTACAAATCGCGTGCTTTTTTGGGAGTTACAGATTCTTGGCTTTACCAAACGTTACGAATCTTCAAAGATACAATTTTATTATCAGCCCCCATTGATGGAAGGAAATGACATGTGGCTTGGCACTCGGTTTTTATATCCAAATAAAAAAGTACAAGAAGGTATTACCCCGGCGTGTTTATGGGACTGTGGCTGGTCAAGAAAAGGCGGATGGTTTTGTAATCCTTGTGAGTATGATCCAGGATACCCCACTCCGCCACAAGCTTAAATTGGAGCCGAATGATCTATCCCCCTAAATTCCGCCAGTTAGTTGAAAAGATAGTCAAGGTAATTGCTTGGATTATTATTGTGTATGTATTTGCAATAGTAATGAGCAGTTGCACACCTGAATTTGAAATGCCAGCAGTTAGGACTTTAACACCAGTTGATTCAGAAGTAATTATTACGCCTACGTTATCAGCAGAAGCACAGCGATTCAGGGGTGCAGTTGATCAATACGAAAGACGGATACGCTCTTGCGCCGGCATAGAAACGGGAGAATATCTTGGCGGTGATGTAGCTATGCTATTCCTGCAGCAGTTACAAGAAGATCAGACATTATTCAAGAATCCGCATTTTGTAAAGGTATGGAACTGGTTAATGGATGATATTCTGACTTACTGCACGAATCTGGCAGTTGATGATCCCATTACAGCATTGAGAGTAGTAAACGACTTATTCATGAAAGCAGACCAGGAGTATTATCAATATCAAAGACAAGGGCGTTATGGGATAGAAGAGGGGAATATGGATCTTATCGAAAGCGCATTTGAACATCGAGAAAAAGCACACGGATTCATGCAGGAAGCCGCCTATTATTATGACGATCTGTTTGATTATTATTAGGAGCAATAATGGCTGAACTAATCCCTTTATGCGACTTCCCTGCCGGGATTGTAAAGGTACAGACAATGGCAGATGGATCTCCTCGAATAGTATTAGAGTGTGAGGAAAGCGTAAATGAACATTTGTCCTTACTGGCAAAATGCCATGCCGACAAGAGATACCTGCATATTGTGATCTATGATGAACGGGAATTCAAAGGTGCTATAATAAATCAAAGATGAACCTTATTGATACTTAATTAATCCAAATTGTTACCAAATTGTTACCATAAATGACCGAATTAGCTACTAAATTAGACCAAATAGGGGATGACCATAAACTTAACTATGTGCTGGAACGTGCTGATGTAAATACCGATCAAGCAGGTTATGTAAATGCAGGTATAAGAAAAGCAGTATTTTACAGATGGCCAAAGGAAACAAGAGAGCACCTAAATAAACTTGCTCTTCAATTAAAATTAGAGACAGCACTAAAGGCGAAGCTGGTATTAAGGGCGGCAACAAAAGACGCGGCTGAAATGAAAGTGGCAGGTCTAAGTTCTGGCAAGGAACACGTGCAACAATCCGCAGCTACAGAGATACTTGATAGGATGTTAGGCAAGCCAACTCAAAAGCAGGAGATTGAACACGATATAAAAAAGCCAGTCAAAATAATATTTGTGCATACTATAAAAGATCCAAATGAGATTGTAGAAGGAGAATCTGAAGATGAGTAAAGAGAAATTAGATAAAGTGGCTCCGTTCGAGAGCTTAAATAAGTTGATTGAGGAACAGGAAGCGGAGCGTAAACCGCGAGAGAAAAAATCAAGTAGAGGGCGAGGGCGTAAAGCAATATACACAAGGATTGTCAGAGTTTGGCTTCGTGAAAGCACTTATGACAAGTTGGCAGATATGGCAATTAATAACAATGTTGGATTATCGGAAGTGTTGAGGACTGTTATACGTTTTGGATTGGTAGCAATAGATCTTGAGAATCAGAAAGTAGATAATGGGTAAATTGGCATAAGATGACGATTGAGTTTATCGTTCATGCCGGAATTGATGCGGATGGATACAATGTATATAAACCCTGTTTTCATACAGGGCAGGACTTAGCGTGGTATAGCAGGGCGCGTTTCCCGTTCATTATTGCAGGTTCGCAATCAGGCAAAACGTGTTTTGGCCCATGGTGGCTGTACCAAGAGATTAAAAAATGCGGGGACGGGGATTATTTAGCAGTTACAGCAACATACGATCTTTTCAAACTTAAATTACTTCCTGAACTAAAAAAGGTATTTGGTATTTATATTCCTGGATGGGAGTACAAGGCAAGTGATAGGATGTTATCGAATGGCAAATCAAGGATTATATTGAGGTCGGCCGATGCGGAGGGCGGGCTTGAAAGTGCAACGGTAAAAGCGGCATGGTTAGATGAATGCGGTCAGGATAAATTCAAGCTGGGCGCATGGGAAGCGGTACAAAGACGGCTATCTCTTTACGGTGGGCGTGCATTAGGAACTACAACACCTTATAACTTGGGCTGGCTGAAAACAGAAGTATATGACAGGTGGGTTAATGGAGATACAGACTACGAGATTATCAACTTCAAGTCAATAATGAATCCCATATTTCCACGCAAGGAATATGACAGGATGAAGCGGATTCTGCCAGCCTGGAAATTCAATATGTTTTACAACGGAACATTTGAAAGACCTGCAGGGTTGATTTACTCCGACTTCAATCCAGATGTTCAGAAGATCAAGCCTCAACCATTAAACCCGGAATGGCCTCGTTATGTAGGGATAGACTTTGGCGCAGTCAATACGGCATTGGTATGGATAGCAGAAGATCCGAACACTCATTGTTATTATATTTATCGCTGCATGATGATGGGAAATAAGACCACAAGAGAAAAGGCGCTGATGGCGTTAGCTTATAAACATGAGAATACGGTCAGGTGGATTGGCGGTGCTAAGTCAGAGAAGCAGGAGAGAATGGATTGGCAAGCTGAGGGAGTGCCGGTCCAGGAAAGCCCGATCATAAGCGTTGAGGCAGGCATCGATCGAGTGATTGAACTATTCAAAACAAGGCGGCTGTTTGTATTCAATACGTGTAAGGGATTGCTTGATGAACTCGGTACTTATTCGAGGGTGCTTAACGAATACGGTCAGCCAACAGAGAAGATAAAAGACAAGGCGGACTATCATAGACTTGATGCTCTAAGGTATAATATAAGCGGTATAGGATTTTCCCTTTATGGAGGTATAAATGTATGAACATATTTGCATATTCTGAAAATAATGATAAGTTTCTAAGTTTAGGGGATGAAAAGTGGTGTCTTGTTAGCGGTGGCTTGTATGATGATCTAATCTCTTTCGGCTCCCCGTTAATAAAATTACCGATAATGAAAGACGTGTATATTAGAATGGCTAAGATAGATTCAAGTAAAACGCTATCGGAATTAACAGAAGAATGGCTAAGGAAGGACGCGCTTATCACCGAGGAAATGGGGAACGGCTTAGAGATTACATATAGGCATACCGTATTCTTTTGCGATGGAGGCACTATACCAGACAGATTTTTTAATAATGATGAGGATTGAAATGAGGTATTTGACGAGAGAAGAAGTGGCAGAGTCAAACAAAAAGATTGGTAAATTCCTTGCTGCTATTCCAGAATCCGAGATAAATTGGATAAAGGATAATTACGTTAATCATTTTACAGAACCGGAACTGGAAGAACTGGTCGAGAATTTCTCAATAGATTTGTGTTTGAATAATTGGCCTTTTTGCTACAATCTCAACCCAGATGACGTAGTAGTGTCAGACAACATCCTTCGCAGGTTTTTTGTTATATTAGAAAGAGAAAAATATCCAAAAACCCGTCTTCGAGAAAAACGCAGAACGTTTCTTACAAACACCCCATCATCGCAAAGAGCTCGCGGTCATTGGAGAAAGGCTGTATTTGAACGAGACGAATATAAATGCTGTAATTGCGGTAGTAACAAAAACTTATGCGGACATCACATAAAACCACGTTCTAAATATCCTGAATTGCAATTTGACGTTGATAACGGAATGACACTTTGTAAAGACTGTCATGCAAAAAGACATTCTAAGCAAGCAAATTTAATAATGAGTCGCAGATGAATAGGTTTAGTTGATAAGGAATAGATTATGAACATAATAGACAGGATCAGATTAGGGCTTGATATTCTAATGAGAGGGGAGAAGGTATTACAAGCAACACGGGTAAAAGGGTGGGATGAAGGAAAGCCGTCATATCCTGAAGTTGATTTCAAAACGATGGCAACACAGGGATACCGTAAGAACGAACTTATATTTGCGTGTGTAGCCAAGACTGCTAATTCTGCAAGTCAGATCGCTTTGAAGGTTTACGATAAAAGAACAGAACAAGAGATTCCAGATCATCCACTAAGGCAGTTGATAAAAGCGCCTAATAGTGAAATGGCTGAATATGATTTCTGGTCCGCTAACGTGATTTATGAGGACTTAGCAGGGACAGCGTATTGGGAGAAAGAACGAAGCGCTGCAGGCCGGGTAGTTGGATTATGGCCGTTGAGGCCGGATTGGATCAGACCTGTAAAATCATCCACTGAATTTATATCTTATTACGAGTATGAGATCCCCGGAACGAACACAAAGATACCGATAGCAAAAGAAGATGTACTGGTATTCAAGAACTTCGACCCGTTGAATATGTATCAGGGCTGGCCTCCTGCTGCTGTAGCGGCAAGGGTTGGGGATGTGGATAATGCAACGACTGACTTTATAAAGATGTTCTGGGAACGTGGGGGGATGCCTGCTGGGATACTGACAACGAAACAACACTTACAAGAAGCGCAGGTCAAGGCTATTAGGCGTAGGTGGGACAAGAGATACGGCGGAAGTAAAAACTGGCTATCTCCGGCAGTCCTTGACGCTGATGCAACATATCAAAAGACAGGCTCTACGTTTAATGAAATGGGCTTTGAAGTATTGGATGAAAGGAATGAAGCGCGAATCTGTATGGTCATGGATGTACCGCCTATTCTTGTCGGTGCAGTAGTTGGATTGAAAAGAAGCACTTATTCAAACTATGCTGAAGCGAGAAAGGCATGGTGGCAGGATACGCTATCAGCCATGTTCCAGCATTACGATGATACTATCAATGCTCGCTTGGTTCCTGACTTCGGAGATAACATCTATTGCAAGTGGGATTTCTCACAGGTGGCAGCTTATCAGGAAGAAGCAGAGAAGTTATGGCTGCGCTATCAGGCTGCCCTAACAGCAGGCGGTATCACGGTCAATGAGTTTAGAGAAGGGATTAACCTACCACGTTTACGGGGCGGGGATGTATTGTTGAGGACTTTGAATATCTATGATGTTCCTGTTCTTGAAGAGGGAGCGACCAAGCAGGTAATTGAAATGATCGAAGGCAAGCTATTAGGCGAAGGAAATAGAACGGAGGACGAGAATAAGATAATGAAAGAGATGGTAACTCATTTGAGGAAACAAAAGAATCGGGTAATTGATGAAGCAGAAGGGGAAGTATTGAAAGGATAAGAGAATGAAACAATATAAATCATGGCTACGTGAACATTTCGCTACATTGAGCGAGGAAGAAAAGCTGAAGTATTACCCCGAAATAATCGCACAACTTGAAGAGAGTATAACATATCACAGGCACACTATGCTTATACTACTATTCTTTTCCGTAGTGTATCCCATATTAATTGTATTGGTGTTTGCATTGAAAGGATAATAAATGACAGGAAATTATTATCAACATGAACCATATAAAGAGCTTGCATATTCTATTGTAGAAAGGGCTTTATTAGATGCCACTGGAAAAGTATCATATTTACAAGGTAAAATGAAAGAAGGAAAACGCCTACATAAAGAAAGAATAATGTTCGAAGCACGCCGTTGGATTAGAGAACGTGGCGGAGATTTTGATTATTATTGTGGCGCATTAAATATAAATGCAAATGATAAAAGGGCAAGACTTGGAATTGAAAGGAGATAGGATGAAAAAGAAAGAACTATTAAAGCGGATTGAGGAATTAGAGGCGAGGCTGGAAGATGCAGAGGCAAGGATATTATTACTTGAGGGCAGTATAGTAGCGGTTCCATACGTACCGCAACCATATATTCCATATACACCGATACAACCAGCGCAGCCAATTCCGTGTACTCCTTACCCAGGAACGGCTACTCCCTATTGGTGGGATAACGGAATAACAATTAGTTAATGACTAATAAGCCCGAACTAAAAAGTGTCTTCGATTCCTTCTTCTGGATGGATGAGGCAGACATACTTTACTGGATTCTGCTACCATTGATAACTAAGTTGGCGGTAGAGATTGGCAAAGGAGCCGCCATTGGAATTGGTGTTCAATGGGGCTTAGTTAATGATGCGGTTGTTAATTGGGCAAGAGAACATACGTTGATAGAGGTGTCGAAAATTGGTGTAACAACGCAGAAGTTCGTACAAGACAAGGTGGCTGATTGGATAGCATCAGGCGAGCCACTAAGAGAATTAGAGAAGGAGCTATTACCAATGTTTGGCAAGGTCAGAGCTAAACGAATTGCGGTTACGGAAGTTACCAATGCTTATGCGGGTGGGAATCTGGAGGCATGGAAAGCAAGCGGGGTGGTAGAAAAGAAAAGATGGAATACTGCTGGAACTGATGTATGCCCTATTTGTATAGACTTGGATCAACAGGTTGTTCCGATTGATGCTATGTTTATAGGTAGCGATGGAATGCAATACGAAAGGCCACCAGCACACGTAAACTGCAAGTGTAATGTTACTCCTGTTGTGGAGCTACCATGAACTTCAAAATATTCGGACTTAACAAACTGACTGCAAAGCTAAAACGCCTGTCTGCTCCTGAACTTACAAAGGAGCTGGAAAAGACAACTAGGAAGGCAACCTTTTATGTTCATGGCAAATTACCATCTGAAAGCAGCATACCGCAACCTGCTGGAAGTACATATAAAAGAACTGGAAATATGGTTGCAGGCATTAATACCGATGTTAAAACAATGGGCAGTAATGTTATTGGGTTGATTGGCACTCCTATAAGCTATGCTCCATGGGTAATAAGCAGCGAGAAGATCCCCGGCAAGGGCGGGCCACAAGCAAGAGTACACAAAGGCAGATGGTACACGCTCCAAGCCCATGTCAAGAAATACCAGAAGGACATTAATAAATTCTTCGAGGATCTTGTAAAGAGGCTGATCAGATGATATTATTAATAATGTGGTTTATGAATCCAGGACTAACGGAAATGCAACTATTCTTGAAGTATTGGTATTGTACTTTGGTAGATGTTGGAATAGTATTCAGTTATCTCTATATCAAATATTTAAT